CGCCGGGCGCTGCACCGTGTATCGAAACCGGAGGCCGGTATTCGTAGAGGTGGACGCGGGGAACTGTACGAACAATGCGCCGTCTCGGGGCGGGTATGGAATCTACCCGAAGATGGGCATCTACACATCGACCGACTTGGATATGGCTGTCTACCACCGCGGCTTGATCGTCGGCGACCACGAAGCCACCTTCGCCGATATGTACCCGGAACTCGACGGCGCCGTGCCGCTGGAGCGGGTGACTGGGCCTTCGGATACATGTATTCATGGATAGAAAACCCGCAAAAGACTCGGCCCTGTCCACCTACCAGACATGGAAGGCGCGGCTAGACGCTGCCGACAAGGTTTTCGAGAAGTGGGAGGAACGCTCCGACAAGATCGTGAAGCGTTACCGTGACGAGCGCAACGCGGTCGAGAACAAGCAGCGTCGGTTCAATATCCTGTGGTCGAACGTCCAGGTGCTAAAGCCTGCACTGTACGGACGTACAGCCAAGCCGCAGGTATCTCGCCGGTTCAAGGACGCCGACCCGGTCGGGCGTTTGTCCTCGCTCATCCTGGAGCGCTGCCTAGAGTACGAAACCGAGCAGTACGCATGGTTCGACGCGGCGATGGAGGCGAGCGTCGAGGACCGGCTACTGCCCGGCCGCGGTATCGCCTGGGTGCGCTATGAGCCGCACATCGAGCAAGAGGCGCAGGTATCTGACGCCGAAGATGCCAACGTCGAAAAGCTGACGTACGAATGCGCGCCGGTCGATTACGTGCATTGGAAGGATTTCAGCCACTCGCCGGCCCGGTCATGGGAAGAAGTGTGGTGGGTGCGTCGTCGCGTCTACATGACGAAAGACGAGGGCATCAAGCGCTTCGGAGACAAGTTTAAGAACGTTCCGCTCGACAAGATGGAAGACGGCGCGAAGGAAGTCCAAGCAGAGGACGACCGCAAGGCCAAGGTATCTGAGATATGGTGCAAGACGAATCGCACCGTGTACTGGATCGCCGACGATCATCAACTGATGCTCGACGAGAAGGCAGATCCGCTTGGGCTCGATGATTTCTTCCCGTGCCCGAAGCCGCTCTATGCGACGGTGACAAATGGCTCACTCGTTCCGGTTCCGGATTATTGCCAGTATCAGGACCAAGCCGAGGAGATTGATACGCTCACGCAGCGGATATCGCTGCTGACCAAGGCGCTCAAAGTCGTCGGCGTGCATAACGCCGAGTTCAAGGGGCTGAATCGGATACTCGACGAGGGCGGCGAGAACCGGATGATTCCGGTCGACTCCTGGGCCGCGTTCGCTGAGAAGGGCGGCATGGCAGGGGCGATCGAGTTTCTGCCGATCAAGGAAATCGCAGAGGTTATCGAGCGGCTGTACTTGGCGCGTGATCAGGCGAAGCAGATCATCTACGAGACGATCGGGCTGGCGGACATCATGCGCGGATCATCGGATGCGACCGAGACGCTCGGCGCACAGCAGCTTAAAGCCAATTTCGGCGGGCTGCGGCTCAAGAAGCCTCAGAAAGAAGTGGCGACCTATGCCACGGCATTGCTACGCCTGATGGGCGAGGTGATGTGCAAGCACTTCAAACCCGAGACGCTGATCATGATATCTGGCGTCGAGCACATGATCGACGCCAATGATCCGGAGCAGGCGGCGCAGCTTGAGCAGGCGCTAGGGCTTTTGCAGAGCGATGCGCGCAACTTCCGTATCGAGGTGGACGCGGACAGCTTGGCGCAGATCGACGAGGCGCAGGAGAAGGCCGAGGCGACCGAGTTCGTGACGAGTGTGGGCACGATGCTACGTGAGGCCGCGCCGATCGTGCAGACGATGCCTGCATTGCTGCCGCTGGTGGGTAGCGTGATCAAGTTCGCGGTGCAGCGTCAGCGTGCTGGCCGGACGATCGAGCAGGAATTCGAGAAGGCGCTAGAGCAAGTCGGGCAGGCACCGCAGGCAGATCCCGCGCAAGCACAGGCCGCACAGGAGCAGCAGGCAGCCATGCAGCAGGAGGCCGAGCGGCTGAAGCAGGAAGGCCAAGCGCAGCAGGTTAAGGGCATGGAGTTGTCCTACGGCGAGACGTTTGCCAAGGAGAAGATCGCCATGCAGCAGCAACTCGCGGCAAAGGACATCGAGATTCAGCAGATGAACGCGATGCGCGAGCTAGAGCAGCAGCAATTGGCGCTTGCCGAGCAGCAGCGTGCGTTAGAGATGCGGCAGATGCAGATGGACATGCGTGAAGCGCAATCGAAGCAGAACGAGACGGTGCGCTCGACGGTGCTCGACCTGAAGAAGAAAGGCGAGGGCGCCAAGGTTATTCAGATGAAGGAACGGCTGGCCGAGCTTGGCGTAGACCCATCGGAGATCGACGAAGACATGAGCGAAGACGGGCAGGCAAAGAAGGTCGCCAAGCTGATTCAGGAACTCATCAAGGCCGTACAGGCGCCGCAGCAGAAGACCGGAACAATCAAGGCGCCGAGCGGGCGCGTGTACCAGGTGGACGTGGTGCAGAAACCAGCGGAGCAAGCATAAATGGGATTCGCGACAGCAGCAAAAAACACGATGTTGGACGCGCTCACGATAGACCGCGTTAGGCTCCATAGCGGCGATCCTGGGGCGTCCGGTACGAGTAACACGATCGCGGCCTTTGGGCTCACTGCTGCGACGTTCGCGGCAGCCGGTAGCGGTGCGCGTGCGTTGTCCGGTGATGTGGCATTTACGGGCGGCAGTGCGGCGCAGTCGGTGACGTATTTCAGCGCATGGGACAACAACGGCGGATCGGCGGTGTATCACGGATCCGGACAGATCACATCCGGCGACGTGACGGCGAACGCAAGCGGTGAGTACACGTTGAAGGCGACGACTACGACGGTTGCGATTAGCTGATGGCCATCCTTACCCCAGCACAGCTAGACGAAGTACGCCAAGCGTATACCAAGCCGCTTGAATTTAACGGTGGCGTTTCGCATCGTAGACCGGTACTGAATGCAGCGATTCAGGCGATCGAAGACACGTTGACCGGCACGACGGTGCAGACAGCGATTAGCCAAGCGATCGACGCTGCCATCTCCCCGGCGACGATGACGAACGCTCAGAAACGGGCGCTTCTGAAGCAGGCCATCGCTGCCCTTGGCCGGAGGTTCAGCTAATGGCTACGACACTGCTCAACTTCGATGCCGCTTCGATGGACGGGGATACCGTTCCGGTAACGGCTGGCGACAAAGCCGCCTATTTCGATTCGGTCAACGGTCGGCTAATGCTCGTGTTCCCGGATGGATCGGACGAATACGCGGCGGTGACTCGTGCAGTAGCCATGCCGCAGGCGTATGCAGCCGGAACGCTGACGGCCAAGCTGCATTTCATCTCTGGCGCGACGGCAAACGAAGTCGTGTGGGAGGTATACGTCGAGGCAGTGACCGAAGCCGATGCGACTGACTTGGACTCGGCTACCGGATTTGATTCCGTCAACACAACGACCGAAACCGTTCCCGGTACGGCGGGTTATCTCGGCATCTGCGATGTGACGCTGACGAACAAGGACAGCGTTGCAGCCGGAGACATGGTGCGCTTTCTCGTGCGCCGGGATTCTGATGCAGCCGGTGACGACGCAGCAGCTAGTGCCTACCTCATCGCGCTAGAGATTCAAGAGGCGTAATGGCCCGCGACTTTACCGCAGCGTCTAGCCACACCGTCAACTACGGTGACATCGGTGATCTTGGGACCAACAAGATCACGTTGGCGTGCTGGGCGTATCCGGACAGTTTCACGTCTGCCTGGGGGCTCCTAAACAAACGCAGCAGCGCAACGTCGGCCAATGCGTATTCGATGGGGATGGGCTATACAAGCACGACGCGTTGGGAGCTTCAGTTAGGCAACGCGGCGAACACTGCCGTAGGTGCGGCCTACTACGCGACGAGATCCGAGGCGGCCGGCTCGTGGTATCACGTCTGCATGACCTACGACGGGAGCTTGTCTGCGGGTTCGCGTTGCGCAATCTACATCAATGGCTCCTCCAAGGCTGTCACGGCGAGCACTGATGCGAACGTAACGCCGGGCAACGCGGCATCGGATTTAGTGCTCGGGCGAGTCAACAATACCGGTTCGTTTTACTTCGATGGCCGGATGGCAGAGCCGGCAGTATGGGATGTTGCGCTGTCCGCCGATGAGGTCGCCGCACTGGCGGATTGCGCCGCTCCTATACTAGTTCGACCGGCTAACTTGGCGTTCTATGCGCCGCTCGTGCGTAGTCTGCATGATGTCATGTCCGGCACGGTGGGCACCTCGTCTGCGGCAGTCATTGAACATCCGCCGATGCGGTATCCGGGGCGGGTGCATGTTGTTGTGCCTGCTGTTGGTGGTGCGAATGAAGGCTCCGGCACCGTCAGCGGCACAGGTTCACTCGCGGGCACGGGCTACAACGTCCACTCAGGCGACGGCGACGTAACAGCGACCGGAACGCTCGCAGGCACAGGCCACAACCTGCACTACGGCAACGGTGCGGTATCAGGCACAGGAACGCTCGTCGGCGAAGGTTATGCGCCTACAGGAACGTCTGAGGGTGCGGGCACAGTCACCGGGACGGGTACGTTCGCGGGCGTTGGCTATGCGCTGTCGTCTGGGACGGGTGACGTTACGGGCGAGGGCGTGCTTGTTGGCGCTGGAAATGTCGCAGAGCCAACGGCATCTACAGGCTCGGGCGCCGGATGGAACATCGATTTCACCGGCATCGAGACGCGCATCTCGGAGGAGCGCGCCGACCGCGAAGATCGTCGCCGGTCGATTCAAAACATATTCCGTAAGGCAACGGGTCAACCGCTGCCGGACGACAAGCCCGCCGAAGCCGTTGCGGCTGAGATGCTGTCAGCGGTCAAGCCTGCGGCACGCAAGCGTATGCAGACGGAGATCAAGGCTATCGCCGAAATCAACCAGGCGCTCGTCCGTCTTGAGAAGCAGATCGAGGCGGCGGATATGGCCTACATCATGGCCGAGGAGCGGGATATC